CATGCTTGGTCACCCACTCCTCGTGGTAGCGCTCGGCCCAGCCCAGCGCCAGCAAGGCGTCGAGACTCTCGCCGACGCCGCGGGAGGGCACCTTGGTGCGGGCCCATATCTCCGAGATTCGGCGGGGCTCTTCGAGCGCGCGGAGCACGGGCGCCACGTTGACGGTGACAAGCGTCTGGGAGATCGGGTACGGGCTGGTGACGGGGCGCATCAGAACCTCAGGGAAGGGGGTGGAGGGATAGCCACTTAGAAACACTATCTGTGATTGATTCTCTGGTGAGTTTCTAGAACTATCTACAATAATCAATCAGAGTTGGCGTTTACAAGTGGCTATCCTTCCCGGCTCAATGGCGGGGCGCTGGGCGGGCCGGGCGACGCCGATCGAACCGCAAGGCTGACGCAACACCGCGCCGAACGCAGGCAGAGGACAGGCGACCCGGTGCGCCGCTGGTGGTGGGGTTGCGAAGTGGGTCGGTGGTTGGGCATCATCCGCCCATGCCGGGAAATCCCAAACAAGCTGAGCTCGAGGCGCAGGTGGCTGCGCTGGGCGGCGGCAACCTTGAAGAGGGCTGGAGCGAGATCATCGACTCGGTCGCCGACGGCAAGCGACTCAAGGACTGGGCGCGCCTGCTTGGTGTGTCCAGTTCCTTCCTGAGCTGGCGGATCAACGACGATCCAGAGAGGAAGGCGAGGCTCGCTCGCGCGCGGAAGATGCTCGCCGACCATCACCTCGAGAAGGCCGAGGACGCCGCCGAGGAGCCGATCTTCACCCCGGTGGACGCATCACGGGCCAAGCTCCGCGCCGATGTGCATCTGCAGCTCGCCAAGCTCCGCGACCCTGAGTTGCAGGCGCCGAAGACGCAGGTGAACGTGGCTATGTCCTTTGGTGACTTGCACTTAGACGCTTTGCGTCGTCGCACAGTCGTCAGCGCGCACCTTGCCGTGCCGCCGGACCAGCGTGCCTTGACTTCGGACGAGGAGCTGGCTAAGTTGTTGTGACGCAACGACTTATGCGCTTCGACTTCGCATAAGCTGCATTATGTAAACCTGACCAGACGCAAGACCCGTGCCACGGTTATCCACATCGCGGTGTGGAAATGTGGAAAAGCCCCCCCCGGTACTTGACCCCGGCCCGGCCCGCGGGCAGGGCCCACCCCACAGACATCGACCCGGCCCCCCGGTACTTGCGGGGCCCACCCCCACCCGGTACTAGATTGCCCGAAATGCAACTCCCGGTCACGCAGGTGTATTTCGACAGCGGCTACTACATGCTGATCCCCGGCGAGCATGTCTTCGACACCATCGCGGACCAGCTCGCCAAGGGGCGCCCGTGGGTGCGGCTCACGGATTCGGCGGGGCACACGCACGTCATCCGCGCCGATCGCATCGCGCATTACGTCGATGCGGAGCATGTCTCCTCCGAGTACGAGACCGAGATCGAGGGGCAGTGACCCAGACCGTTGCCGACCTGTTCGTCGAGCGGTACCGGCACAATCGCCCGCTCTTCGTGCGCGAGGTGTACGGCGCCGAGCCGGACCCGTGGCAGGACGATTTGCTTCAGCGGGTGGACCGGGCCTCGCACCCGGCGAACGTCTCGCCGGAGCCCCGCAAGATCGCGGTCAAGTCGGGCCACGGCGTCGGCAAGACGACGGTGCTGGCGTGGCTGATCGTCCACCAGCAGCTCACCTACCTGCCGCAGAAGGCAGTCTGCACCGCCCCGACGAGCGCGCAGCTTTTTGACGCCCTCTGGGCCGACGTCGGCGTCTGGGTGAGCCGCCTGCCGGAGCATCTCCGGGCGCTCCTCGAGCATCAGAGCGAGAAGCTCATCTACCTCCCCTCGCCGGACGAGAGCTTCACCTCCGTCCGTACGAGCCGCGCCGAGGCCCCGGACGCTCTGCAGGGCATCCACTCCGATCGGGTGCTCCTGATCGGCGACGAGGCCTCCGGCATCCCTGATGCGGTCTTCGAGGCCTCGGTGGGTTCGATGTCGGGGCACGACGCGGTGATGATCCTGACCGGCAATCCGGTGCGCCGCTCGGGCCTGTTCTTCCGGGTCTTCGAGGAGATGCTCGAGGGCTGGTCCCGCATGACGGTGTCGTGTCTCGACTCGCCGCGCGTCGCGCCCGCCTTCGTCCAGCAGATCGTCGACGACTACGGAATCGACTCGAACGCATACCGAGTGCGCGTGCTTGGCGAGTTTCCTCTCGCCGAAGACGACGTCTACATCCCGTGGGAGCTGGTCGAGGCGGCGCGCACGCGCGACATCGCCGAAGACCCGCTGGTGCGCCCCATCTGGGGCTTGGACTGCGCCCGGATGGGCGACGACGCGAGTGTGCTCATCAAGCGACGCGGGCGTGTGGTCCGTGACGACATTCGCGAGTGGCGGAAGAAAGACACGATGGAGCTCGCCGGGCTCGTCAAGGCCGAGTGGGATGCGACCCCCGAGCGCGATCGCCCGTCGATGATTTGCATCGACTCGATCGGCATCGGCGCGGGCGTGGCGGATCGCCTCCGCGAGCAGGGCCTGCCGGTGTTCGACGTCAACGTGGGCGAGTTGCCCGCGATCTTCGAGGAGCACTGCCTCAATCTTCGCGCCGAGCTGTGGCGCAAGATGAAGGAATGGTTCCTCCAGCGCGACGTGAAGCTCCCGCACTACAACAAGCGGATGTCGCAGGAGACCGAGGAGTGGTTCCGCAGTCAGGGGCTCGTGCCGGAGCTGGTGCCACTTTCGCGAAGCCGTCTCTGGGAGCGCCTGCAGAAGGACATCACGGCGCCGACGTTCAAGTTCACGAGCTCCGGCAAGCTCCAGATCGAGGGCAAGGCCGAGATGAAAAAGCGGCTCCGTCGATCGCCGGACTTCGCCGACGCGCTCGTGCTCACGTTTGCGGTCGATGTTGAGCGGATCATCGGCGGGAAGTCGGCGAAACGGGCCCCGCTCCGCCGCAACGTCAAGGGACTGGTCTAACTCGTCCAGATTGATTACGGGGGTGGCGGGGCGGATATTCCCCGCCCATGGCGTCCAAATACGAGCCGATCCCCGAGCCGGGCGAAGACGACGACCGCGAGCCGCCGGAGTTGACGACGCCGCGGGCGATGATCGTCGCCGCGATCGACGACGCGATCGAATACGTCGAGGGCGCGCTCGAGCCGCAGCGGCGCCTCCTCTCGCAGCGCTACAAGGCCGACCCCCTCGGCAACGAAGAGGAGGGCCGGAGCCAGTTCCAGATCACCGAGGTGCGGGACACCGTCCTCGCGATCATGCCGAGCCTGCTCCGGGTGTTCTTCGGCGCCGAACAGGTCATCAACTACGCCCCGACCCGCGCCGACAATGTCGAGCAGGCCGAGCAGGCGACGCAGTTCGTCAGCAACGTCGTGCTCCGCAAGGACAACAACGGCTTCGTCGAGTTCCACGCGTGGTTCAAGGACGCGTTGGTTCGCTCGATGGGCGTGGTGAAGTGGTGGTGGGAAGAGAAGACCCGCATCACGGAGCACGACTTCTCCGGGCATGGGCCCGAGCGCATGGTCGAGCTCCTGAATGACGCGACGATCGAGCTCTTGGACCTCGAGGCGGCGCCGGACGGCACCTACTCGGGCCGCTTCCGCCGCACCGCGGAGGCAGGCCGGGCCCGCTTCGCGTCGTTGCCGCTCGAGGAGTTCTTCTTCTCGCGCGATGCGCGATCGCTCGAAGAGGCCAGCGTCGTCGGGCACCGCTGCTGGAAGAGCAAGGGCGAGCTCGTCGGGATGGGCATCTCCGAGGAGACGATCAAGACGCACGGACAGTCGTTCTCGACGCTGGAGCGCTCGGAATCCGCGCAGGAGCGGTTCCCTGACTCGTTCTCCGGCGACCCCGAGACGCGTCCCGACAAGAGCACCGAGGAGATCGAGTACGTCGAGGCGTACATCTGGCTCGGCGCCGATCCGCGCGAAGAGAGCGAGGGCGAAGCGTTCGCCGAGCCGCAGCTCTGGAAGATTTGCACGATCGGCGCCGACCATCACATCGTCGCGACGGAGCAGGTCGATGAGCGCCCGTTCGCGGTGCTCGTGCCGGACCCTGAGCCGCACACGATGGTCGGCGGCGGGCCGGGCGAGTACGTGGAACCGCTCCAGCGGCTCAAGACGAACATCACCCGCGGGATGCTGGACTCGCTCTCGCTCGCGATCTTCCCCCGTATGGAGGTGGTCGAGGGCGCGGTCGAGATGGCCGACGTGCTCAACACGGAGGTCGGGGCCCCAATTCGGGTCCGCAAGGCGGGCTCGGTCACGCCGCTCGCGGTGCCCTTCCTCGGGAAGGAGGCGTTCCCGCTCCTTGAGTACGCCGACAAGATCAAGGCGAACACGGTCGGCGTGAGCGAGGCCACCACGGGGCTCGACGCGCAGTCCCTGCAGTCGAGCACGAAGACCGCCGTGCAGAGTGCGGTGCGCGCCTCGCAACAGCAGATCGAGATGATCGCCCGCATCTTCGCCGAGACGGGCGTGAAGCAGTTGTTCCGCGGCCTCCTCAAGCTCGTCACGGCCCACACGCAGGCGCCGCGCGTGATGCGCGTGCGCGGCCAGTACGTGCCGGTCGATCCGCGGGCGTGGGACGCCGAC